CTGATGCATCTAAGCATAGAAAGTTGCCAACATCTAAGGTTGACAATCGTTATGCAGGAGTATCAAAGGTCGACAAGATTCTTGCTGCCAGAGACAAGAAAAAGGTTGACTAATCAAGCAATTAGTGCTAAAATATAATTTGTTATTTTTTATTATGAGGTACAGTGAATGTCGATTGAATTCTGCCATATTGCTCCAACTCCACACCTACACCTAGTAAGCGGGCGCAAGACTCATCTTGTGCTCGCTCATCTAGTAGAAACAGATCCAAACTACGTCGACTTCTACCTACGTGAGAAGGACGAGTTTGGAAGCACCCTGATACTTGATAACTCTGCATTTGAGATGTACAAGCAGGGTCGTGAAATGTATCCATCAGATAAATTGATTGAGATGGGTCAACGAGTTGGTGCTGATTATATTGTAATGACCGACTATCCAGCAGAACCAGGCGAGAAGACTATCGAAGCTGCAAAGAAGCTTGCACCTGAGTTTCATCAGGCTGGATTCAAGACGTTCTTTGTTCCTCAATCAAAAATTGGTGATGTCAAGGATTGTGTAGACACATTCCGTTGGGCAAGCTTGAATACTGATCTGGTTGACTATGTTGGCGTCTCTATCTTGACAGCACCTAATGCATATGGTGTTGAGAAGGGTAACAAGCTACAGCGATTTAGCTCACGTCTGAAGCTGATGTATGAGATGAAGGAAAAGCTAACATTCCCAACATTGAAGGCACGTGGTGTCAAGGTGCATTTCCTTGGGATGATGGATGGTCCTAATGAGATCATGTTTGCAGAACCGTTTGCCAATTATATTGATACCTGGGATAGTTCTGCAGCAATCTGGGCTGGATTGAATGGTATCCGTTTTGATAATAGTCCTACAGGTTTGTTGCATGGGAAGTTTGAAAAAGAGGTTGACTTTGACTTCCATACAGAAGACAATAATCTATTGGATCTTGCCAAGGAAAATATGGAATATATTGATAAGATCTGCTATGCATACATCTATGGGAAAGATTATAAATGAGCAAAGAAATCATCTACAAGTACAATGAGATGACCAATGTTAATAAGTTGGTAAAGTACATCGATAGTACATATGGTCAGCATTATGTTGGTAACGGTGATATTCAAACTGTAGACTTCTGGGAATCTCTTGGAAGTCTTGAGACAACATCTCGTGATACAGCAATCAAGTATCTTGCTCGATATGGCAAGAAGGGTGGTCGTAATGAGAAGGATCTGTTGAAAGCTCTTCACTATATTATCCTTATGATGTATGCTGCAGATAAGGATACAGAGTTTACACCAGAAAAGTATGGAGATCAGCGTTGATTCATATCATGTCAGATAATACCACATCAGAGCTTACTGATGTGCAAGAAGAGGATGTCCAGCCTAATGCAGTCGACCTTAGGCTGGACAAGGTCTTTCAAATCTTACCAAACGTGTTTGTGATTGGTGAGGAAGGTGGCAAGGAACAAAAGACTCATCGAGGTTCTGCAGAGATTGCTACAGACAGCGATGGGTACTACAATCTTGCTCCAGGCGTTTACGAAGTCGTGATGAAAAATGTGATCAAGGTAGGTGAAGATGAGGCTGGCTGGGTCATTACTAGATCTACTCTTAACCGCAATGGCTTGTTTATTACTTCTGGTCTTTATGATTCCGGCTATCACGGTGTTATGGCAGGTGCTCTCCATGTAGAAGGGTTCTCTCGTATCAAGAAGGGTACTCGTATTGGCCAATTCCTTTTGTTTAAAGCAGAAGCATTAAAGAAGTATGATGGAAGTTATGGTATTGGTAAAGAGCATGATAAAAAATATATTTAAGTATGCATTAAATTCAGACATAGTTGTAAGTTTTGCATTAAATCCTCTTCGTTGGTGGAGATTTCAATGGCAAATGGAGACTGTGAATGATATGGATCCCGGATTGATTATTAATGTCAGATTGATATTTGGACCAATTAATGTGTTGCTATTCATTGATGATGGAAGTTATTAAAAGGAAACAAGATGGAAATTCAGATTAAAGTAGAAGAGTTACAGAAGAAAAAGTTGTTTGTTGCAACACCTATGTACGG